CCGACGATTCGGGGCGTATGTAGTACCCGTTGTCACTGGCAGTGCAGGAACCTGAAAACTCATCAGGATTGCATCAGTTGCCAGTGCCAGCGTTCCTGTCTCGACATAAATACCGCCAAGCGAGGATAGCGTGGATGTAGCCGTATTAGGTACAGCCGCTGCGGGGCGGGTGATACCTGTAGTGGTGATTGCCTGAATCTGTGTGGTTGTCAGTGTGCCAATCGAGTAAATAGATTCGGCAGCACGGGCAGCAAGCACGTTCAACGTTGTACCGATATTTGTACCGCCACGACGCACGTTATAGCGTGACAACTGGAAGTTGGAAGCTACCGACGCACCAGATGGCAAATAGTGACGCAAGAACATGGGCAGCGCTTGCGAGGCCGTGGGTGCGCCATAGCCAGCGGGTGTAGCAGTCTCACCAGCCAGCCAAATTTGATCGTTTACGGGGTCGTTAATCCACCACTCAACAGCACGGGTAGTTGCATAGATGATGAACTGGTACTTGCGTCCATTGACGGGAGTCCAAGCTGCACCTGTGAAATCGTTAAATGGGCCAGCAGCAGAGGTATCGGTTGCGCTGTTGTTGCGGATAACACCGTAAACACCAGAGTTATTAGCACGCAAATACAAGCCATCGAAACAATCGTTGGGGGTGGCATTGGCAGTAAGGCCAAAACCAAACTCGATAGTCGTATTGGCTGGAATGGTAGAACCAGATGCCCACGAGAATGCGCCTTCAAGGTCAAGCGCTAGAGTCTCTGTGCCTTCAATAGAAAACGGCTTGTAGGTCTTGATCGTAGCGCAGGCAAGGGTCGTGACTACGTTGGTTGGGTTGGTGTTAAAACCAACAACCGTCCAAGAGGGAACCATTGGCGTTGCACCTGACGCAAGCATGAAGTGCTTGGTAAAGTTCTGTGTTGAATACGTTAAATCTTCTTCATCAAGAATAACGTCATTCGACACGCGCAAACGAAAGTCGTCATCAACTTCTGGAGAAACCAGATATGGAGTGCCTGTGGCTAACCCCGCATCATTCTCTGAGAAGTTGCGAACACTGCCCACATAGGCTGGAGTGTTTGTCAGCGCTGTTTTGATATTGCCACCAGCATCTAGATTAGTGCCAGTGATGAGTGTGTCGAGTGCCATGTATTACTCCTTAATCTGCCCATACCCAACGCACAGACCAAGTGCCTTGCAGCTTGTCCAATGCGCGAGCGTAAATAGTGAAACCTGTTCCTGCCGATGGTGTGCCGCAGGTAAGCCCCACTAGCGCTGCCACGTATCGGTGATCTGCCGCAGTGTGTGAACTGCTTGTGTCATCGCCCATGATGAACGCCTCAGCCTTGCTCCCAGAGCCGATACCTGTTTGACCAGTGACGGCAATAGATGCCTCGCTCGATCCGGGGTAAGCCCCGAAGTCGAGTGTTGCGGTTCCTTGTCCTGTTGCCATTAGACGATCGAGTAAACACCGTTAGTGCCATCGAGTGTGACTGTTACTGTCTCAGTAGCAGCAACGGCTTGAGAACTACCGTAATCCCAATAACCCACCTGAATATTGTTGGTCTTATTGACTAAAGTAGCATATCGGAAGGTGAATCCTGTCGTGGCAGTCCAGACTGCTGGATTACCCAGAATCAGCTTATAGGTGCCAGCAGACTCACTAGAACTCGTTGTAGTGACGTTATTGCCACCTTGGGTATAACCGCCACCTGTCGCAAGGTCAGAAGTACCTGCTGTGAAGGTCGTTCCACTAGGGGTTGTATTAGTCAAGGCAATCGCCCACTGGTCAGTACCAGCGTTCAGTGCTTCTTGCAAGAAGTCAATCGCACCTGCGATTTTGTTATACGTTGCCATGAATACTCCTACGAAATGTCATACCACAAGTCATTAACTTGTGGGGACTGTGGTGCTGTAGATGATACTACGATCTGGTAATTAGACAACTGTTTCAAATATGTCTGACTACTTTTGGTAATTTGCTGGACTATCTCACCAGCGTCAATGATATTTCCGTTACTCAGTTTAATGACCAAGTTACCATCAAGAGCGACTTCGGCATCAACAACGGATACCCCTTGCGGTCCTGTTTTTCCCACAGGTCCAGTGTCACCCTTAGCACCTTTTGCGCCCGGTGCACCATCCTTACCATCTGTTCCCTTTGGACCAGTCGGTCCAACTGGCCCTGCAACTGATTCTCCCTTATCACCCTTATCACCCTTCAATAGTTGTCGTTTTTCAAGCTCAATGACCCGATTATCGAAGTTATCCAGGGTTTTACCGAGGAATACACCGACTCCCCGCAGCTTGACATCAGGGTCAACTGAGGGGGTTATGAGGGTCTTTAACTTGTCAGAAATCATGCAGATTCAGCAGTTTTAGCATAAGCAGCCTCAGACGCAGCCTTGTGAGCCATCTGTGCATGGGCAATACGCTCATTAGAGGCAATATCTTCCGCTTTCAGGTGCAAGTCCTTCTCCTTAAGCATGAGATCCGCAATCTTGGCACGTTGTTGGAAGTCGCCTTCCTCGTTGCCATTGGTCAGATTATTACTCAAAGCCGCCACCAGCTTGGCCTGCGCCACTTGTGGGGTAACTTGGGCTTCTGCTGTCGCCTTAGCTGCTTCAGCCTGTGTTTTCTGCACCTGGGCCTGCTTAAGTGCGCCATCCAACATAATACCCTGCTGCTGCAACTGTTGTGCCTGTGGATCAGGTTGAGCCGCCTTCTGCAACTGCGCCAACATCTCCTCGCGGTTGGTCAGAGAACTGTTCTTGATGACCGACTGCATCAGGATCGGTGTCAGAGGGCTATTCGCACCCAGGGTCTGGATCAGGAATGCCAACTGCTTCTGCTCATACTCACGGGCAATGATACCCAAGGTAGCTGTTGGGATGAATTTCACATCTATAGAGGGGTAGCGCTGTGGGTCGAACTGCATATAGCGCCATGCAGCCTTGTTGACGAACGGGATCAGGAAATCCTCTTGGAAGTTCACCAGTACCCGCTTGTACTTCTTGATCATGGTCGCTGTCGCCATATCAATACCACCCGCATCACGACTCACCTGGGTCGGTGCACCTGCGGAGTCCACGGTAGAGGTTGCCATCAGCATCATGCGTTCAAACTCTTTGGAAGTCTGCATCGCCTGACCATCATTGGTACCGAACTTGAACGGGAAGATGATCTCGGAGGGTGTGCCGTTGGTCAGGAACGCCTTACCCGGTTTCACCTCAAACTTCGCACCACGGGGAAGTCGGCTGGCATCCAGTCCCACCATAGGGGCTACGGTCAGTGCCAGTGCGTCCATGTGACTACGCATCGACCCATCTACCGCCGACTGCATATTGAATGCCTTCTCAGCCGTACCGCGACCCATCAGTCGCCCAGGCACGGTATCCGCTTGGTAGCTGAGTACCGGGCGATCCTTCATCATGTAGGGTGATTCTTCACACTTGAGCAGCAAAGAGCCGTTACCAATGACTATGATCGCCTCAACCATGTCCTTGTAGTCCTCAGTGTCAGACTCGTTGAACAGGTCAACCACATCTTCTTTCCCGAGGTACTCACGGGGTACCAGACCATAGTAAGTCAGCAAAAGGACCTTGTTGTCCTCAAAATTCTTGGATTGCTGGGTCTCCTCAAGGGACTCATCCTCATAGAAGGACGAAATATCGACGTTACGGTACTTCCCCTCAGCGATACCAGCAGCAACCTTGTGAATACCCACATACTTCTCAATCGCCACCCCCATGCAGTCGTCAACTGACACGCCATTGGGGTCATACAGGAAGTTTTTGGGGTTAATCGGGTTAATCTTGACCGATGTACGGGTTTTCTCACCCGAACCATAGGCAGATTGGTTCCCACCCATTGGTACCGTCATGGGAATGAACTGTTTCTCATCCCCAGTCACCACTTCACCGATACCCGTACCGTAAATCTCACCCAGAAGCACAATCTGGTCAATAGATTTACGAATTTTGTCCTGTTTGAAGTCTTCTTTGAGTTGATTCTTCAACTTTTCGACATCGATCGCACCATTCTGGTCGTTAATATCATCAGAAATGTCAAAGAAGTCACCTTGCCCAAAGATCCCCTCGATAATCTCAGCATGACGAGTCTCAATAGCCTGCTGTGTCGCTGGGGAGATGACCCGGCTGCGCTCTGACGAACGGTTTACATCCTCAGCGGCCCAGATTCCCCTCCAGGTGCGCTCATACTTGAGCCAGTCGTCCATGTAGTTCTGGTCGCGGTACTCTCTCCAGCGGTCACAGTGATCAACAATAAACGAAATTAGCTCCTTCTCATTCTCCGAAGGCTCCACATACTCTTTAGGGGTGGCATCAGGGGTCAGATCAACAATCTCACCGCTGTTGGAAAAGCCTTCGGTAATAGCCATGTATGGTTCCTTTGGGCATATCTACCCCTTAGTTCAAGCGAATTATAGCCCTTATATCACACCCCAGCTACCTCGTCTAGCGGTTCCCACTCTCGAACACCATCCTCATACTTGGAATAGGTTGTTGTCACGAGGTTCTGAATCAGAGACAGACTATCCAACAGGTCGTCATGTACTTTCTTAGATGGAAAGTTCATGTATTCTTTCTTGAAAGTATCCCAGTTTTCCCTAGAGTTGTGAGTTATACGACCATGCTCGTACATGCCCTGAAGCGCGTAAGTTACACGATTCGTCTTGCTGGACCCACCTATCTGAATCTGTTCAATATGAGCGTAGATACCATTCTTGCGTGATAGGTCTTGATAGTACGGGAGAAGTGCCCTTGCTAATGATCCCCGTTCTATCCCTACAGCAATTGGTCGGTAAGTTCTGATGGCGAGTAGTAATTGAACAGCAGTCTCACGAACATCGAATCGCCCAAAGACGATCTTTTTCACCCACCACTTCCCATCCTCTGTGACTTTTACTACAGCGATAGCAGTGTTGTCTAAGTAACGCTTTTTATTAGGGTCATCTACTGATTCAAACCCCGCTGGGTCACATGCAATGTAGTAATCTCCATCGTTGGGTTCATTCTCAGAAAACTTCAACCATTCTTCTTTAAATACATTTTGCCCATAGGTATTGAAGTCAGCCTCATATTCCTGTGCATACTGCTGAGAACTCAAAGTTCTTCTGGCAGCAGCTAACTCCTTCGGGTCGATAAGTTCATTACATGATGTTGGAAACAGCCAGCTCTTCCACTCATCATCCTCACCAGCTAACCCTAATTCATACTGGTCACGGAACTGACTCTCACCAGGCTCAGGTGTTCCGATAATCAGTGCACCACCCTTCAAGTCAGACAGGGCAGGTCGGATTACCAATGGCCATACGTTCTCACGCATGTCTTTAGACTCATCGAGAACCGCATAGTACAACTTGTATCCACGGAGACTATCTGGATTGTCAGCACCGCGAATACGAATCTTGACACCATTCACCAGGGTCAATTCACCATCATTGATGTTCACTTTAGCCAGTACAGGCCTAGCAAGCTCCTGCACCAAGTCCCACATAAGGACTTTCGCCATCGAGAATGTTGGAGCGGCATATAGGATAGTGGCATCTTTGGCAGTGCATTCAAGTGCCTTGATGATTAGCATGGTGGCAGCAAACCGGGTTTTACCTGTGCGCCTTCCAGCGACAACAACCTTGAATCGAGTGGTGTTATTGAATACTTCCTTCTGCCACTTCAAAAATTCAAAATTTAGTTCACTCATACAACATACTCGAATTTAAGCCCACATACATGAATTGTCCGTCCTCGACAGTTACCTGAGATATTCGAGTTAGAGCATCCCATTCTCATAGCAGCATCCTTAACTCCAGCGAACACTTCACCAGTATTGATACATCTCACAGGCTTCTTCTTTTTTGGGTTTAGTACACCACGCTTCGCATCAGACAGATTCACCTTCGTCTGCTCAGACCTCTTTTGTCCAAGATTTGACTCACGAATCTTCTCCTTCGTGGCATCACTCACTATTCGCAACGATAGAGCAGTAGATATCTTTTCGCATACCTCTCTTGATCGCTTTACACCGATTTTAGCGATAGACAACTTCTGCTTGTGGTCATCAGTCAGTTTCTTACCTCGCAATGCTGAGCCGATCTTCTCTCGGGTCTCCGCTGAAAAGATAGCACCACTCATTCCCTCACCACCATCAGTCTTGTTCACTAATTCAAACCCCATCTCTCGGAAGGTCTTGATCAGGAACTTCTCATGAGCGAATGCACTAACCTCGTCTTCCCAACTGGCAAGTATTTCCACGGTTCTCCCATGCTTGTTTACAACCCTATTCCAGAAGGTACTGCGCCTAGCACTCGTCTGGTACGCACGCTTCCCTTTACCCTTACCGATATAGAACAACCTCCCATCATCCTTCCTGTAATGCGCATAGGTATAGAACATCATTTGACCTCCACGTCAGTTACTGACTCAACAAGATCAGAACCAGCAGTATCACGATGATCCACAACATAAGGACTCTCCACTTGACCAATGTTAATGACAATGCCGCCACCCCCAGTGTTGCCACTAGTGATACCAGCCTCCTTACCGAAACGCTTGGGTGAGTACGCCGCGGCAATCTTCCAGTTGTTATTGACCCGCAACGTTGATCGGTTGGTGTCCTCTATCGAGTCCAACCCCTCAGCGATACCGATCGTCTGCATTACCAACACCTCAGCAGCAATCTCCTCAGCCTCTTTCAACCGTTCCTTACGGGTCTTATCTTTCCTGACCCAGCGGAGGTACTCCACGATAGGGATGTCCCTAGGGTCGTCAGCGATGATGTCCCTGAGTGGATGACCAAGGGCGATACGGTCGATCGAGCCTTCGAAGAAGTTGTCGAATGTCAACTCCATCAGGGTGAGTTCTTGTGAGGTGCGCGGGTACTTGACCAGCGGGGAGTGCGATGTGGTCGCGGGGCTGGAGGGGGCTGGTTCTGTGGCGCTGGTTGTTGGATCAGAGTCCAGCCAGTTGGGTATAGATAAGTCCATGTTTTAGAGGGTAGCAGAATCAGGGTTGATTGGCAAGTCAGTGAGTTTATGACTCATTTGGATTATTGCTTTCCTGCGTTGGGGTGCTTAGTAAAAATAAAAAATAAATCTGCATGACCCTCCCCCCGTGGGTCTGTGGGTCAGTGCATCAGCGCTGCAAGGCAGCACAGCATCGAGAGCCAGGCAGCATGGTACCCCACCCCTAGGGGCACAGCGTCAGGGGCTGGTCGCGCACCATTGCCCATGATACATGCGCGTATTAAGGGCTAATAGATACAAGGTTCAATATGTTAATAAAGAACCCTGGATTTATGCATCATGATGCAGGTTTCTTACTTGACTGGGCCTAAAGTCATAAGTCATAAGACTTGAAAGCATGTAAACGTTTTGAATCAAAACTAATACTGCTCAAAAAAGAGGCAGAATTGACAAAATAAGTTAGTACCTGCTAACTATTGAATCAAATGTATTAGTTCTGACATTTGTACGAACACTATTGTAAAAAGTGTATGTAAGTCTTATGACTTATGACAAATTGGCTGGGTTTTTGTTTCACAAGAAAGGGTATTTAGGTATATTTCCAATTTGGGTCTTTTTGAATACGTTTATACTTTTCCCAGAGAAATTCAGACACTTTGACACAAGTCATCTGACCCTTGACATTTATGACAAAAATTGTCACATGACATTTATTGTCACAAGGTTCTGACAAAAATTGTCACTATCGACCCCTAAATGGTATTGTCATAAGGCTTTTGAACATGGCACGGGGCTTGCATGTATCAAGGCACCACTAACCAAATTGAGTAACCAATGACCTACCTGCACCATCTCGCACACTGCAACGCTATGCACATCAAGCCACTGAGCTACGTGCGCTTTCTGACCATCATCAACTCACTGTAACTACTTGGAGCTAAGACCATGAAACAAACTGTTGACCTGTACACCTTCCGCCGTGACTTTGAACAATGTCGACCTACTAACTTCAGCTATGAGGGTTTACAGGTGCTATTCGACTATTTAGAAGCCTATGAGAGCGATTGTGGGACCGAGTTAGAGCTTGACGTTATCGCACTGTGCTGTGAGTACAGCGAAGACACCTACGAAGATGTGGCTTCTAATTACGGTATCGACATTACAGACTGTAATTACCATACCAGCCTACGCGACACCGTGGTCGACTACTTAGAAGGCGAAACCGTGGTGTGCGGTACTCTTGACGATACCGTTATATACCAAATCTTTTAAGGCTTGATATGACCCCAAGAGAATGGATTGAAGGCATAGCGTGCGGCCTGGTCATTAGCTCGCCACTATGGATACAAATAATTTTTGAATTGATTGGAGAATAACGCTATGTACTATTTCGTAGAGATAACAGACACATTTGGTGGCGAAGCCAACTACTCGTGGGTAACACGTCATAAGGTGTTAGCTAACACTGTACGCGGTGCCATGTGGAAAGTATCGCGCGATAGCGGCCTATCGTGGTGCCGTGTGGGGGACTATTGCGATATGACGCGTTACGACAGCAGATCGGGCGCCACATGCGCGTTCGTATCCTTGTTTGATACCGATACACACTCAGACTATTTGAACATCAACACAATTTAGGAGAATAAGATCATGCTTACTAAACGTAAAACCCGGTTCACATGGCGTGAATGGTCATACACCAGTGCAGAGGAAAGCCTATTCAGTCTTACCCGTAGTGAACTGTTCATTTATCGCGCTATCGAAAAAGGAGAGACAGAATGAACACACTTAAGTTGAGAGAATTCACCCGGTCCAATGGCATCGCGTGGCCAGGATGCTATCCAGTGGTTGCCATTATGGGTGACTGTGAGTGTATGTGCGCTAAGTGTATCCGTGACAATTACAAGCTAGTGCTACGTGCTACTAGGGATAGTGGGACCGATGAACAGTGGGAATTCTCCGAGCCTATGATCCATTGGGAAGGAGATGCAATTATCTGTGCACATTGTGGTGAGGGTGTGGAATCAGCCTATGGAAACCCTGAAGGGGAAGCAGAATGAAAACCCAAATAGCAGACTTCTATCTCACGTTTCTTAATGACTGGTTGACAGTAGAGCGCTATGCCGAATGGCTTGATATGTCAGTAACTGACTGCGAATCCCTACTACGCATGGGCAGACAGTACCATGGGGAGCGCACCGAATGACCATAGCACTAATAACCCTGGGTATCGTGTTCATTGTCACAGCCACACTTGACGCATAAAGGAGAATTTAAAATGCGTAAAACTATCTATTTTCATGAGTTGCCTATTGGTGCAAAATTTCACTGTAACGGTAACTCATGCATCAAGAAAAGCACTAGAACGGCATGGATAAGCCCAACCCTATGGTTTTACTTTGGTATGCGTGAGGGTGTTTCTATCGAAGTCTGATACACTCTAACCCGCTAGTGTTATCTCCCTGATGTAGTGGCGTGCTGCACTACTTAACCCGGACCTGTAGAAATACAGTCCGGGTATTTTTTGGTCACTCCATTGTCTCAGGGTCAAACCCCTTTACAAACCGCCGTGGGGTGTACTGCCCCTTAGCTAACACAATGGCACGCGATGCATCCTGCCTGCGCTGTTTGGCTTTAATGATCTCTATTCGGTATGCCTCATGCTGCACCGCTATACCGGGGTTAATAGCCCATGTTTTCCTGTCCCGATTATCGTTGATCACTGTAACCCAGTGGCATAGTTCCAATGGCTCCATGGCATCCGTTATCGCTTGGTGTACCTGATGGCGCGGAATGTTCAATAGTCTGTTCTTAGCTGCATGCTTTAACTCAGGTAGGGATACCGTGGGCACGTTACCCGACAGCGTCACGATACGGTCCGCAATCCAGCGCTCCAAGCTATCGTCAGTCAGCCCACCCGTATCACCCAGTGCATAACGGTACGCTGGCACCAGATACCCTTTGGCTATGTCAATAGCTTTGGAAGTCGTATAGGCAGGAATCAGGGTGCTATAGGGTGAGGTTAGAACGTGCATCAAAAGTATGATGCGGCCACATGTGCCTTCCAACTTACCAAACGCCTGCATAAAGACGGGGTCAGCCTTGAGTAAGCGCTCATCAGCTTTGGTCTGCTCGTACCATAGCTGGAAATCACGAAATAATTGGTATGACTCTGAGTCCAGCTTATAGGTCGTGATTGGGAGCGCGTAGATTTCCCTGACTTTCATTTCCCACTGGTGCTTAGTGGTGAACATATCAGGCAGTGGCTCACCACGTTTGGTGTGGTGTGCTGATAGGACTGCGGGGATAAAGCGCTGCAGTAGACCATCATTAGACATTTGACGCAGCTTCTCACGGAACACAGCAGGCTGGATATTCCCATAGATAGCCACTGCCATGTTAGACGCATAGATGGTATTCTGCTCACCCACACGATCCATAGCATAGGGGTCGGCCTCATAGGACTTAGTCCAGCAGGACCGATCCTCACCCGAGCGTGGGTCCGTCAGCTTACTCACCCAGCTTGACATCTCATCCAGGTGGCACATCACACCCCTAGGTCTATCTGCCACTATACGCACCAGCTTCTGACTGGTGATGTCATTGACTACCAGCTTGATATCCACGGGCTTGGATGGGGGTTCTGGTGCCACTGGTGGCAGGGTCGAGTTGTCTAGCTGCCCGGTCAAGATAGTCTCGGTGTTCTGCCCTGCTGCCAGCATATAGGCTTTGCGTGACTGCTGGTGCACACTGTCCAGCGCCTCCCACTCCAAGAGGGCGCGGCGGTAGCGGGTCAGATCTTCCTTCTCGATGTCGTGCAGCACACCCATCATAGGTCGGGCACCGGGTGTCTTCTTGTCTGCTGGGTCACCGATGGTCATTAGCCACAGGACAGGGGGCACCTCATACCCCGGCATCAGTTCGAGTCGGGTCTCTGCGTTGATGGCGCCGCATATGGTGGCGAGTCCTGCGAACAGGGGCACTAATGGGTCACAGCCCACCATCTCGCTCACCTCTATAGCGCGGGTTCTGAGTACATCGGGCCATAGGCTCATGTCCATAGCAGGGGCTGGGATACGCATACCCTCAGCGACTAACTCAGGTGATGCAGGCGCTACTGCTTTGAACAGGTCAGCCACATCAGGCATAGGGCGTTTGTAGCCGTGCTTATAGGCTATGTGGAACAGGGAGCCTGTCTTGATGCCAGTGGGGTTATCAGCCTTGAAGCTACGCCACACGATCTCGATGTCGCGTGGTCCTTTGTACTTTGTCGGTGCGGTGGCTGACCATGCGTGAAAAAACTCCAGTGCTTGGTCAAGCTGATTGACCTGTGTGCCTGCATGGTGCAGAGCCATAGCCACGGTCAGCCATTCCTCTCTATCACATTCTGCTGGTATGTGTTCCAGCGCACTACGTATCTCATCCCACGAAGCGGATACTGTATCTGTGGGAATTGTTCGCTCCGAATCCTGTTTAGCCAAGTCTTGCCACAGATTGAGTAGGGCTTGGGGGATGGTGGGGAGGTTGTCCCAGCGTCCTCTACCACCCCATTGATACGGGCGATTGGTCAGCGGATGGATGGTAGGTGGCAGTACGTCCTGCACCGACAAGCCGTTGGTACTGGCACAGCGCAACTCATAGGCCACCTGCCGTGTGCCCGTGGGGTCGGTATAGCTGATCTTCTTGGAGGGTAGTGTGATACCGAACGGCATGGTATAGAGCAGCTTGCCCCGTGACTGTCTACCTGACTCGATGGTGACTGCATCAAGGGCACTATAGAGCGCAGTCAGATCGATACCGTGGTCCTTGAGCAGTCCCTCAGCCGAGTCCCAATGGTCGATGTCAATAGCACATGTACCACTATAGGCATGGGCCAGCCCCACACCATAACCCGGTGGCACTTGGGTTGAGTCGGTGATCGTGTTCTCTACCTTGTTCCATGCTGGTGTGCTGGGCCCCTTGCTACCCGGTGGTATAGCCACGAGTCTCCAGCCATGTCGGATGTAGGAGTCGAAGGAGACTGGGAGGCTGTGGATGACCTGATTGGGTTGACTCATAAATTTATTTTTAAAAAAGTTGTTGACGTGTGTGCAGAGTGTACTACAATCGCTCACATCTGTTAAACAATTTGAAAGGACGTGATGATTAAACCAGCTAACAATTCAGTGGCAGTGCGACTAGCCCCAGCGCTGCTCCGTACCTTCACTACCAAAGCCTCTAAGTACGGTGGGCGTAGTGAAGTGATGCGAGAACTGATCCGGGCTTTCTGTGAAAACCGTTTGACTATTCAACAACCTACTACTGAAGGAACTTTGTATGAACCTCGATGATATGACCTATGGGCAACTGAAGCAAATTGCTCAGATGATGAAATCTTCTATTGCACAACTGCAGCAGAGCGAGAAACCGCATCCATACATAGGTAAATATGTTATTGCCCGTTGCTATTCGGCTGGCGTTCATGCTGGAACTGTGGTTAGCGTAGACGGTGAAACATGCCTACTTGCAGACTCCTGCCGATTGTGGTCATGGAAAGCCAAAGACGGAGTTGCACTTTCTGGCGTTGCTCAGTCTGGTGTGCAGTCAGGTTGCAAGATTGATGTGGCAAATCCAGAAATTTACCTGACTGGAATTTGCGAACTCATCCCATGCAGTGATGCAGCCAAGGAGTCTATCAATGGCTTCAAAAAATAAAACGTTTACATACAGCGATGGCGATGGCTCTGGCTATGGCTATGGCGATGGCTCTGGCTCTGGCGATGGCTCTGGCTCTGGCTATGGCGATGGCTCTGGCTCTGGCGATGGCTCTGGCTATGGCTCTGGCTCTGGCTCTGGCTATGGCTCTGGCGATGGCTCTGGCTATGGCGATGGCTCTGGCTATGGCTCTGGCTATGGCTCTGGCTCTTAAACTTAACTTTGAAAGAAATTATGACAATCGAAAATAATCTGGCATCTATTGCTAAATCTCTGGAACTGATTGCTACCGCACTGACAAAGAATGCGAATCCTACTCCTGTTGCTGCTCCTGCTCAACCTGTTTCTGTTCCTGTACCTGCTGCTCCTATAGCTGTGGTCACCCAGACACCTGCTCCCTTTGCGATGCCTGCACCTCCTGTATTCGCACCTGTTGCTGCCCCTGCCCCAGTCGCGGCACCCATTGTGGACTCGACACCCCAAGCCTTCACAGACAAGAATGCCATGATGGACTTTGTACTGTCCAGTTACAAGGCACTTGGGTCTGAGAAGGGTGCCAAGATTCAAGACGTTCTTGTAGCTATTGGTTATAAGAACATCAATGATGTGCCACCTGCCCAGTGGGGTCAGTTGAAGGCTGGAATCGAGGCACTGAAATGAATAAGGAAGACTTTACAGTGATGAAGATACTCATTGGTCTTGCTACGTGCCTCGGGTTTATCTTGGGCTTTATTACAAGGGGTCTAGCATGAGTACCCACTCAAACCTCTCCCCATCCAAGCGGGTGCGCTGGGCTAACTGCCCTGGCTCTATTCGTGAGGAGGCCAAGTACCCATATAAGCCTAGTGGTCCTGCTGCTATCGACGGTACCCACACCCATACCCTGCTGGAGAAGTGCATCACTGACTGTAACGATGCATCCAAGTACATCGGTGTCGTGCTGACTGACCATGAGGGTGACTTCATGGTGGATGCTGAACGCGCCGAACGTGCACAGGTAGCGGTGGACTATATCGAGAAGCGTGTGGTAGACCTGAACGCTGACATCGTGATCAGTGAGCGCAAGGTGTCCACCTATGGCCTGACAGGTCGCTATGACCTCGATGGTACGGTGGACATCACGATCCTCAGCGGTGACTCCAAGACCTTGGAGTTGATAGACTACAAAGATGGGATGAACCCAACCGACGCCAAGGAGCAGTTGGAGCAGTACGCTGTGGGTGTGGTGTCAGAGATCCAAGCTAAGGGTCACCTGTCACCAATCCACATTGTCCTGACCGTGGTCCAGCCCAAGCTGCGTATCAAGGGTATGAACCCCATTAGTACCCGCACCATCACCCTGGGTGAACTGATGAAGATCAAAGACCAGATCGTCGCTGAAGCTGCGGCTACCGATGCACCTGACGCACCGCTGGTCGCTGGTGACAAACAGTGCAAATACTGTGCCCATGCGGGTAGCTGTACAGCGCTGAGTCAGAAGGCACTCGGTGACTCGGGTATCGCGTTCTCTGCTGTCGATGTCACAACACAGGCTGCGGGTAAAGAGCCTACTGAGATGACTGACCAGCAACTGGTGGAGATCATTGAGTCTGCCCCACTGCTACGTCAGATGATCGAGGGTGCTGAGGCTGAGGCTATGCGCCGCCTTGAGGCTGGTAAGACTATTGAGGGTATCAAGGCTGTACGTGGTCGTGGTAGCCGAGGCTGGTCTGTCAATGATGAGAATGAGATGGCTGAGAAGCTGAAGAAGATGGGTCTACCCAAGGACGTTATCTGGACCACCAAGTTGATCTCTGTGGCACAGGCTGAGAAAGCCCAGTGGACCAAGAAGAAGGGTGATGAGGAGATCAAGATGCAACTGTCCGATCGTCAGTTGAAAACCTTGAAGTCTGAGTACACAAAAACAACAGAAGGAAAATTATCTGTTGCTCCTGCTTCTGATCCACGGCCTGCTGTTACACTGTCTGTTGCACCAATGTTTACAGCGGTGCAATCTGAACTTCCTTCTTTCTTACTTTGATTTAACTGGAGATTTTTATGTCTGATACCTCTAACCTGATTTTCGTTTCTGCCCGTGCCTCCTTCCCTTGGATCGTCAGTCCCCAAGAGCAAGTGAATGACAAAGGTGAGAAGACCTACAGCTACTCTGTAGACCTGATCTTCCCGCCCAATGACCCCGGTGTTGCCAAGTTCATGCAAGCCTATGCAGCCATTGCACAGGATAAATGGAAAGAGAATGCCCAAGCTGCTATGCAGCAAATCCACTCCGATAAGCGTACCCGCTGCTATGGTATGGGTGATGAGAAGAAGTCCCAAAAGACCTTCCAAATCCACCCTGGTTATGCTGGCAATAGCTACATCACTGCCCGTAACACCAACCAGCCCCAGATCATCGACGTAGATGGTAAGCAGATTGACCCAAGTAACACCTTGGCTCTGCGTGCTGTCGCATCGAAGATTTACGGTGGTGCATACGTCAATGCAGTGATCAAGCCTTGGGCACAGGCCAACACCAAGGGCATTGGTATCCGCTGTGAACTGGTGGCGATTCAGTTTGCCAAGGACGGTGAAGCGTTTGGTGCGGGTGCCCCTGCTGATGTGTCGAATATGTTCGGTGCATCCGTGTCTGCTGCCCCACAAGGTGCTAACCCCTTCGCACCACAGGCACCTGCTGCTGGTATGCCTGCTGTACCGTTTGGTGTGCCCGGTATCCCTAGTTTCATGTAATTGAAATAGGGGTTGACTAGGGTAGCTCCCGAATAGCGTCTAGTCAACGCTGTCAACCCCACCTCTGACTACCTTATGACAAGGATTCAATATGTCTCGATCAAAACCACATGGTTTAAAAGGTACTCCTGAATATAACGCTTGGGTAGGAATGCGCCAGCGTTGTAACAACCCTTATGGTCATGATGCCCATTACTACAGTGGTATCACGGTATGTCCTGAGTGGGATGATGTCACTCAATTCGTTGATGACATGGGTACTCGACCGTCAGAGAAACATCAGATTGATCGTATTGATAACACTAAGGGTTACTCACCTGATAACTGTCATTGGGTTGATAAGTACTCTCAGATGAGAAATACCCGTGCATCAAAACGCTGGTTTGTTTATGGAACTATGTATATGAGTCTAGGTCAAGCAGCAAATGAATTCAATACAACACCGACGCGAATAAAGGCATGGTGTGAAGGTAGAAGTGATGGCGGGTATATCTATCCACCTAGAGAGAACTGCTGGTCCGAGAAGGTCTACAAATGAGAGTAGCGTATGACATCGAGACAATGCCCAACTGCTTCACCCTCGCAGCAGAGGACTGTGATTCTCCTATCAAGTGGGCGTTTGAGATCAGCGCCTTCAGGGATGACTCACGCCCTCTGATTGAGTGGTTGCAGTGGTTGGTAGGTCATAACGCACAGATGGTCGGGTTCAATAATGTTGGATTCGACTACCCAGTGCTTCACACCCTTATCCAGATGGGTAAGGCTACACCACAGATACTGTATGACAAGGCCATGAGCATCATCCATGCACAGGACACGAACCGCTTTGCCTCTATTGTGTACCCCAAGGACCGATATGTAGAGCAGATTGACCTGTTCAAGATCGCACACTTCGACAACAAGGCTCGGGCTACCTCACTGAAGGCCTTGGAGTTCGTGATGAAGATGGATGACATTGAGGACTTACCATTCCCAGTGGGCACATCGCTGACCCAAGAGCAGGTCCCTGTACTCAAGGACTACAACGCACACGATGTGACTGCAACTAAGCTGTTCTATCTCCAGATGCTGGAGCAGATCGAGTTCCGTGCTGCGCTGACTGCGAAGCATGGTCGTGACTTTATGAACCACTCTGATGTGAAGATCGGTAAAGAGATATTCCAGATGGAGTTGGAGAAGGTCGGTGTCCAGTGCTACAAGTACGGACCTGATGGTCGTGAGCCAATGCAGACTAAGCGACCTGTGATCCGACTGGCTGAGTGTATCCCCGACTTCATTCAGTTCACTCATCCCGAGTTCCAGCGGGTACACGGCTACCTTAAGCAGCAGGTGATCACCGAGACTAAGGGTGTCTTCAATGACTTGACTGCCCATGTGGGTGGGCTTGACTTTGTGTTCGGTACAGGTGGTATCCATGCCTCGGTAGAGAACCAAGTGTTCGAGGCTAATGAGGACTGGATGATCCTCGATGTGGATGTGACCTCACTGTACCCATCCATTGCCATTGAGCAGGGCTACTACCCTGAACACCTGGGCAAGCAGTTCATCAGTGTGTACCGCACCCTACGCACCCAGCGTATCGGCTATGCCAAGGGTACTGCTGAGAACGCCATGCTCAAGCTGGCACTGAATGGTGTGTACGGTGCATCGAATGACCAGTTCTCAGTGTTCTTTGACCCCTTGTTCACACTCAAAGTAACTATCACTGGGCAATTATCTCTGGCTATGTTAGCTGAGAAATTAATTGAATATTCTAAAATAATTCAAACGAATACTGACGGGATTTCTATATATCTTCATCGTAAGGATGAGGATGTCATCAGGAATATTTGCACACAATGGGAAAAACTGACAAAACTTACCCTTGAATATGTCGAGTATTCTAAAATGTGTATTAGAGATGTAAATAACTATCTAGCTGTGGGAGTTTAATATGATTACTCAGGAAGTATTAAAGGCTCATTTACTTTATGATCCTTTAACTGGAATATTTACAAGAAAAATATCACTTTGCAATAGGGTCAGTATCGGTGATACCGCTGGAAATAAGAATATGCAGGGGTATATCGCAATACGTATATTGGGAAAACTTTATAAGGCACACCGATTAGCATGGTTGTACTCCTATGGGGAAATTCCTGATGATATTGACCATATCAATGGAATAAAGTTTGATAACAGAATTTCCAATCTTAGAAATTGTACTAGGAAACAGAACTCTGAGAACCAGAAATTACGCTCTACAAATGGGTCTGGTCATAGAGGGGTTTATTGGGTTCCACTGGAGGGTAAGTTCAAAGCACAAGTTGGTCACAATGGATTGAAATACCACTTAGGTACGTTTGCTGATATTAATGATGCGATTCATGCTGTCCGAGAATTTAGAGACTCTAATTACACCCATGATAAGACGGAGTATTCGGCATGAAAATAAAAAGAAAAGGTGCCTACGAGTATGACCTAGAGTACCACCAGAACCACAGTGCCTTGGTCATCCCCAAGGTAGCAGAGCAGGTGCTGGTGCACGGTAAACCGATCCGTGAGACAGTAGAGCAGTGGCCTGACTTCATGGACTTCATGCTACGGGTCAAGGTACCACGCAGCAGCAAGCTGTACTGGGGTGAGACTCAGATACAGAACACCACACGCTACTACGTCACGACTGCGGGTAAGCCTCTCACCAAGGTCATGCCTCCTCTGGCAAAGAACCCTGAGAAGTGGCGCACGTTCGCTATTGAGAGTGGTTGGGTAGTGCAGGTGTGCAATGACATCAAGCAGGCTACGCAGCCTATTAACTATGACTACTATGTGCGAGAGATTGAGAAACTTGTATTGGGGATGAAATGAAACAACCTTGGAAACATTACTGCCCTTCTAGGGGTACTGTGTGGAATACTTTTTTGGATAGTTGTGATCGGTGTCCTTCAAATAGACCATTTGAAAAAGTAAATCAAGACATCGAGAAACAAGTCTGTGCTGACATCCTAGATCGTCAGGATAAGGGTATCGCCAAGTATGGTACCACTGTGGCTAAGAACCCTCTGGAGTTGCGCCAATGGCTCCAGCACCAGTACGAAGAACTACTCGACGCTGCGGTGTACTGCCGCCGCGCTATTCAGGAGATTGACAATGCTTGAGCGTGATATTGAGAAAGCGGTGAAAGCCTATGCTGAGTCAAAGGGCTGGCTGACCCGCAAGTGGACCAGCCCAGGACACTCGTTTGTACCTGACCAGATATTCATTCGACCCAATGGTCAGGTGATCTTTGTCGAGTTCAAGCGTAATGGGGGTAAGTGCACACCGGGTCAACTGCGTGAGCATATCAAGCTAACAAACCAAGGGTGCCGGGTCCATGTGATCGACTCGGTAGCTGCGGGTAAAGAGATGGTTGACTGCTATGCTAACTCAAACTGAACTGATTGCCATGTTTGACTATGATCCTGCGCCTGGAGAGTTGAGGAGAATCTTTACAAGTAAGGGTTACCCCCCTGGTCGCATCATTACTCGAAAGAATGACCACGGGTATCTGGTTACGACAGTCAATCGTAAGACCTATCGAGTCCATCATCTTGTATGGATGTACTTTAATGGTGAACTACCTGACTCACTTGATCATGTGAACCGAGTTCGTGATGATAACCGAATAGAGAATCTACGCCCCTGTGCGATCTACCAGAACTCAGGGAACTGTGTAGCGAGAGTACACAAATACAAAGGCGTGACATTCGATAAGGTTAATCAGAAATGGGTAGCCCAGATTGGCATTCAGTATGAGTGTGTGAAGCTGGGAAGGTTCAAGACCATTGAGGAGGCTGCATTAGCTTACAACAAGGCTGCACTTGATTACTTCGGTGAGTTTGCTGTATTGAATGAGGTGGATCATGCTGCACCCTAGTCAATTGCATGAATATCAAAAGAGAATGGTTGACTTCCAATGCTCGCTTCCCGAGACTGCGATATGGGCTGATATGGGATTGGGTAAGACGATAGTTACGTTGACTAGTGTTGCCCACTTGATAAATGCTCAATTCCTGAAGGCGGTAATCATTGTCGCACCCATTCGTGTATGCCGACTTGTATGGCGTCAAGAGTCGAAAAAATGGCTTCACACTGAAAAACTTAGGTTCTCTATGGTGATGGGAACGCGTGACCAGCGTACCCGAGCCTTAATGAAGGAGGCTGATGTTTACCTAACAAACTTTGAAAACCTGGGCTGGTTGGCAGAGACTCTACACACCTATTTCATAAGTAAGAATCGTGATATGCCATTCGATGGTGTTGTGTGGGACGAACTATCGAAAATGAAGAACAGCACCACACAGCGAGTCAAGTCAGTTCGCAAGATTCTCCCTCATATGAAGTGGAAGACAGGGTTAACTGGAACTCCCGCGAGTAATGGTGTAGGTGACCTTCATGGTCAGTTTCTCGTACTTGATGAGGGTAAGCGACTCGGTACCAGTAAGACCGCTTTCCGCACCCGGTTCTACCGCAAGGTGGGTCCATTCAAAGAGGTTGCGTTTGAGGACACCGAGACTACGATCAAGAACCTCATTGGGGACATGACCATTGAGATGAGTGCGGCTGACTACCTGAAGATGCCTGACCTGATTGTCAACAATGTCTGGGTAGAGTTTGACGACGATACCCGCAGACGCTACGACAAGATGGAGAAGGAGTTCTTCATCAAACTAGATAGCGGTGCCGAGAAGGAGATGTTCAACCAAGCCAGTCTGATGAACACCTGTCTCCAGTTCTCCAATGGTGCTATCTACCCGATAGCTGGGGCACCACTGTGGGAGCCGATACACCAGTTGAAGCTGGATGCACTGGAAGATATTATTGAGGAGGCTGCGGGTAAGCCAGTGCTGTGCTGGTATGCGTACCGTAGTGATGCAGCGCGGATCATGGAGAAGTTCAAAGATCTGAACCCAATCAACCTGACCGAGTGCAAGAGTGAACACGCACTCAATAATGCAATGCATCGCTGGAAGATAGGTGACTGTCAACTGATGATCTCCCACCCTCTGTCAGCAGGACATGGTATCGATGGACTCCAAGCCGCTGGGCACACGATGGTCTGGTTCGGACTCACCTGGAGCCTTGACAGCTATGACCAAGCGGTAGCACGTCTACATCGCCAGGGGCAGGGACAACCTGTGATCTGCCACCGTATTGTGACCAAGGACACCTTGGACCAAGCCCAGATTGATGCACTGGACATGAAGGCTGATAACCAGATTGCTCTGAGAAACGCAGTCAAAAATTATCGTGAAAATAAGTTAAATAGTTCTTGACACGTTACACTACTGTGCTACACTTGCATCACATTAATACCACGGAGAGATTGAAATGACCAAAGACGAAATTGACAATGTGCTGCGTAGCTGGCACACCATTAACAAGGCTATCGGCACCATGACCGAAGCTGACTGCAAGGCTGCATTAGAGCGTGAACTGACAGGTAGTCGCCGCAAGGACATCGCTATACGGGTCCACCAGAAGTACAACTCCTTGCGCCTTGCCCGTGAGCGCAGTGAAGTGATCAACGCTGTGTCGGACGTGCCTGCGTTCATGCTGGCAGTAGGAGCCTGAGATGGACGAAGATGAAGACATCCCACCCCTTACCCTTAATAGGATGATAGATCTGGTGTTCGGATTCTTTGCTGCCCTGGGACTGATTGGGTCTATTATGGTAGCGGGTTACTTCTGGGGAGTGATGAAATGACAACACCAGAACAAATCCAACAGTGGGCGCGTGATGCTGGCTTCGATGTGGACGACGATACATTCCCAAAGATTAAAACATCATGGCTCTTGCACATGGAGCGCTTCGCCGCCCTCGCCCGTGCTGATCTTGAAGCGGAGAACGCTGATTTGACCGCGCAGATGGCTGACCAAGGGCCGTACATCAACAAGCTGCGCGACAAGATTAACTCCCTGCGCGATGAACTGTTTGCAGTGCGTGTTCACGGTAAGCATGAGGCCACAAAGAGAGTGCTTGCAAAACTCTCCGAACTCAAAGCACAAACATTGCAGGACGCGGCTGATGCTGCACGGTATCGGTGGATACGCAGACCCGACAACCTGTTTATGGATGTGTGGGTCATAGGACTATCCGATGACGTTCTAGACAAGCGAATCGACGCAGAAATGAAGGAAACACTATGAAAGCAAAACTACAACCCGTGCTTGATGCGCTTGAGCAGTGGACTGACGAAACACCTAGCTGCGACCTTGGTGCGCTGGATGCCAAGATTTACGAAGCCATCGCAACAGTCAAAGAGTTGATGCAGCCAGCGCAGACAGTACGGGAGCAAGAGCCTGTAGCGTGGGCAGTTGTTGGCGAAGGCGGCTACGACAGGCTTGATGGTCACAAGCAGTTTATAGGGCTGTCAATACAGAAGCCAGTGACATTTTTCGGAAGCACAGCGATGCCACTCTACGCAGCACTACAAGGAGCGCCCAAGCCGCTGACGAATGAGCAGATAAAAGAAGGGTATTTAGAGCATGACCTTAAATATGCTTTTGTTTCATCGGCATGGAGTTTTACGGCTGGCGTCGAATTTGCAGAAGCCGCGCATGGGATTGGGGGCGTGGAATGACTCACACCCTCAACTCTGACAAGTCAGTCGCAGTAGCCGTGGACTACTACTGGTTACCTATTGACAACGATACCCCGCATGGGGCCAAGCTACAGCTACTCGGTAAGGGTGGTGTCGCTATCTACGGTACCTACGATGGTAAGGCTACCTTCTTCACCCACTGGGCACCATTGCCGAGGAAACCTGAATGACTAGGCAGGAGAAGATGTTGAGTAATCTCATGGCTGCTCTGACACCTGAGTTGCAGAAAGAGATTACTCTACTCAAGCGTAAGTTAGTCAAGATGGAGCAGCAGCGGGATAATTGGAAAGAGACCGCACTACGTTACCAAAAGAACCTAATCGAGAGATCTAAGAAATGAATACCAATAGCCCTTTTCTGTGGAAAGAAAAACCCTCAATCCTGTCTACAGATCCTGATTTTAATGGTCTGAATCATGGGAAATCGATCACTGCTATCAAGAATGTGAAGTACAGTCCTATATCCCTGCCAGGGGGATCAAAGCACCTCAGACCCCAGACGATGAAGAAACCGAAATGAACAAAGACGCACCCAACTTCGCAGCATGGTCCTTAGAGAATCTGGTCAAGTTCTCTACAGACTCGTACCAGCGGCTGATCGAGCAGGAGCAGGCTATTGAGCAACTCCGACTTGATCTGCGGGATGCTATGAAGTTAGCACGTCGGCAGCACGAGAGTCTATGACCTACTGCCCTGTCATCATTCCACGGGGATCTGATGCAGGTAATGCGTCGGGTGTTACACCGGGTCGATTGTTTGGATTGAGAGGAGATGTAGGACGTGCACTGTTCATCTTCTCAAGAAAGTATTGTTGGAGAATGCGTAGTAGTTCTTCACTTTGTGCGCCTGGGTTGGCAAGCATTTTCTTGATTGCGTCCCATTGTGTCCCTGTTGTATCGGGTAACGCTGGTACTGGTTGTTGAATTGGCTGGTCCATTTGGAGACTCCTATGTTCGTAAGAAACTTCTATCTTCTGGTATTCGCACCCGCGCTAATCATCATTGCGTTTCTGTTCGGGTTTGAACCATTCCTGATAATCTGCTCACTTATTGCATACGTCAACTATGGACATACACAAGAGTGGTCGATATGGGGCTTTACATGGCGTTCAGTAGTTATCACAGAAACTCTGTACTTCGGAGTAATTTATGGTGAATACTACTTCCGACTCTGGCTCACTTAGGCCAAGCATCTACTAGGGTTTGGGCATCGTTGGCGTGACCGTCAGCTTTTCCCGCCAAGTCGATATATCGTGCGCTGCACTGGAGGAATAACTCTGAGAGGGGATCGGCGTAGTCAAGGCTGGGGGCGAGGGTAGCTGTACTCGATGTGAGCCTTGGTCTGGTGTAGTCGGATAGAGCAATCCGCAAGCGCTCAAGTTCAGCACTAGCAACATTAGTATCGCGGCGAATAGAAGCCTCACGGATACGCTGTGCTTTAGCTGCGTCACTTGCTTTCCGTTCCAGTTCCAGTGCTTGCTTTTGTGCGTCGGCATCGGCTTGAGCCATTGTGGTCTGGAGTTGGGCGATGTGTGTTTCATGTTTCTCTACCTCAAGTGTTAGGTTGCCATTTTCAAGTTTTAGCTTGCAGGATGTAGCGGATAAGGCAGCGACAATCGCCAGCCAAACCCACTTAGGAACCAGATCGAGTAGGACCATCATGTTTAGGTACTCCGTATTTGTTGTCCATTGTGCCGCCTGCAATATAGGCACCCACGGTACCCGCTATAACCAGTGCATAGGTGCTACCAGCAGGGTCTAGTTTGCCGAACCATTGCAACACAGTAGTCATCATTCCAGCACCAATAGTGACCAAGAATCTCCGACCACCCATTGATGTAAAACTCATAGTGACCCCCATCCTGTTGGCTCGGTTTCTTGAAAATCAGGACTGTATGCCCGTGCCAACATCCTGAATCCCTTGGCTATTCCATTAGCTTCCCAGAGTCTTCCCTGCAACTTGTACTGGCGGTATTTATCACCCATATTGCGCAGCACGAGGCGCACCTCTGGCGGGATCTCGGGCTGGTTGAAGTCATAGTCCAGAAGGCTCACGGCAGGAAAGTACGGTTACCAGAGTGAGGGGCACGGGTTGTCAGGTGACACCAACCAGGCGTAGCGTTAGGGTGTTCACGATAAAGCTGGTACTGTGCCAGGATGGTGTCGTTCAGCACATCATCAAGTGAGTTCTGAGGATCATAGATATCAACACCAAGACCTTCTTTGTGGCTTGAGTTAGAAGCACCCTGTGGACAACTCTGTGGACGGAACCCACCAAATGTCTCACCACTGACCTGTGAACCAGTATTCGGGTTCACTTCTGGGATGATCTCGTACCGGGTAGTCATCTCCTCCAAGAGAGCATTGACCTGAAGTAGGAGGTGATCAGCATTGTCAAGCCGTTCTAGCGTCCAATCAGGACTGCAACCGTGGGGACCAATATACTCCTCAATGGTGATCATGGCTTGTACCCGTGAGCAGCCGCCCACTCTTTGCAGATATAGAAAATACCCAGTAACGCAGCCCATGCTAAGCCGGATAGAGTCTTTTCAATGATGGCCTGACGCAGTGCGATCTGCTGCTCCTGCTTCCTTATAAGCTGACGAATTGCTGTTACTTCTTCTTCAGTCAATACAGTGATATGGGTCTGGATTGCAGCCGCAATATCCAAGCTAAACTGTTGGCGTTCTTCGGGTGTCATCAGCAGTGCGCTCCAGTTGGGTCAAGTTCATTTAGCAGCCCACAAACAAAGTCTGCGGTTTGGCGTTTGAATCCAATCTCGGTTTTGCGGTAGTCCTCGAACCGTGTGGAGATAGTCCACGCACCTTTTGGAGGTAGGCCAAACAACACGAGTAGCACGGTGTAGTTCAACGCTACATCGATCAATGTGAAGGTGACCAAAGGAACTGCAAAGATGAATTTGTTGGTGAATGACAGCGTGCCTTTTTGCCACTGGCGGTAGACACCAACGCAGAGCGCAAAGCCGTAATAGAAGGCGATTAGGTAAGCGACGACTATCATGGTCTATTCAACAAGTATATTCCAAGACCCACCATCAAAAGTATCGGAGCCATTGATGGAAATGATACGGAGATAATCCAGCACACCAGCAAGTTGTAATTTACCACCTAGCGTTATGGTCATCACTACGTTAGCAGAACTGCCTACAACCCCAGAAGCCACCCATAGATTACTACCCATGTGATGGAGTGTAATAACCCCACTGAATATGAATAGGGCGCTATCAGCATTGAAGTCAAACCCCGATGCAGAGGCTGTAGCCGATGGACCACCCGCATATACCCGACCTGTTGCACCGTCATACCCAGAGGTGGTGGCTGACCCGCCTGTGCCAAGCTGGAGTCTCCAGCCAGACGATCCGTTTGTAGTAACACTATTGATCATCACTGTGATCTTCTTAGCCCAGCTTGGGATACCCGATATGCTGTATGACGCAGCACCTGAAGTAGATGCAGTAGACCCCAGAGTCGGAGGCTGTGACAGCATCGTTGGTGTCACTCCTCCCGTAGCTACACCCAAGGCTCCGCTTGCCAGTGTTAGCGATGCACCTGGGGTAATCTCCTCAATAGCACCAGTGGATGCGGTAGTGCGACCAAGGATCTTCCCTGTACTCAGGGTGAGTCCCGAAGCAGTCGCAGCACCAGAAGTGGCATAACTACCCGAAGCCTGCGCACCGAGTGCGGTACGTGCGGTAGCAGCATCTACGGCAACGAATACAGCATCACCCACCGTAGTGGACCCGAGCGCAGTACGTGCAGTAGCCGCAGTAGACGACCCCGTACCACCATTGGCGATAGGGGTTACAGTGGAACTATCATACTTGCTACCGATAGCTGTAGAGATAGCCGTGAACTCAGCATCAATCTCAGTACCCTTCACCAGCTTGGATGGATTACCCGTTAGGAGTGAGTCCTTTGCCGTGAAATTCGTAGCCTTAGTGTAATTTGTCATTTATATGCACCGTCTTTTGTGAAAATATCAATCCGTTGAATAGATATTTGGCTACCGTTTACATCGCACTCAGTACCCATCTGGATTACTTTTCCGCTACCACCTACATTGCAGTTCACGGCACCGACTACCAAGCTGGCAGTATATTCTGCAATACCGTATTCAGCAATACCATACTCAGCACGGGCACCTTGTGATGGAATAGTAGTTTGTGCTGAATGAGCCTGACCCACATAGTCAAACCCCCACTTATAAGTAATCACCTGACTGGCAGCACCATATATTGTATTGCTGATTTTCTTCAGGATACTCTGACGAATGGGGTCACCGAAGTCAAGCCATGATGTGTAGTAACTCATACGGTAGGTTGACCCATTATCTTGGTATCCGGTATGCCGACTCACTGAGCCTGCCTGACCCAGATAAAGGGATCGGTCCATTGAGTAGCAGTAGCACCGAGGTACTAATGATGTCCATGTGGTTGCCCGTGCAGACCCATCTGGCATCGGTGCGCGTAGGTCGAAGCAGTAGGTGATCTGGGAGGTGATAAATGTCAGAAGGTAGAACGAATCAATAGGTGAGTAGACTGCCTTGATGGTGGTGGCACTGTTCTCATTGACAACATACTTTAGGACATCATCGTTCACCATCCGACTCATTACGGTCATAGGTGCAGACTTCTCTTGGATAGTACGAGCGATAGACCGCACACCACCCGATGACAGGAATACCACATCATCAGGAGTGTTCTGAATCGTATCCCGACCAATACAGCCGCAATTGCTAATTGAGTCTGAGAGTGTCATCGTGGAGGGGTCTTTGGCACCTGTATAAATCAGAATCTGTTTGGAGCCGAAAATGTACAGAAAATTATTATGTACTGCCAGTCCAACAATCTCATCACCGCCCTGGGGCCAAACTCCATACAGGTTCAATGATCCAGCAGTACCCGCAGTCCACTTCTGGAATGTCAAGGTATCGGTCCATGTGAGCGTGTTCTTATCCGTTGATGTACTCGCAGCCCAGATACGCCCATACGCAGAGATAGCACAGTTGGCTTGTGGGACAGTACCGCTATAGGTAGGGTGTTCACTAAGTCTACGGAACGCAGTAGTAGATAACGCCGTGTCATAGATCAGTGGGTCATAACCTTCTTGGAAGAACAGCAGTGCACTATTCAGCATACAGGTCTGCCAGTTGTTAGCTGAGATCGTAGGTGCTACACCGCCACCACCATAGGTCAATGTAGTCAGGGTGGTCCCTACCAGTTTGAACAGTTTCCCGTTACCCGCGGCTACGATAGTCTTGGCACCCGCTGCGTCGATATGCTCACCAATACACTCGATATTGTTGCTACCGAGATCGACGTTGGTGGTGTGAGCAGGTAACCAGCCCTTACGTGAGCCGACCCGTCCAAACTTGTCAATGATGCAGTTGTTCGCTTCCAGTGCGAACTTGCTGTCCATGTCAACAGGTGCGTCCTGGGTGTTCAGCCCCGCGAAGCCCGGTGCTGTGATCGAGAAGGTATGGGAAGGCTGCGCCATTAGGTCGCATCCCAAACATCGTATTCCTCAGATCGGGTCTGCTCAATAGCAATGCGATCAGCCAGAAGACCTTTGTAAAGTCCATAAGCCTCACTAGAGGACAACCCACCATCCTCACCGCGCTCCACCAGGGCACGGGCAAAGGCACCTGCCACCACAGGCTCTGATGGGACTAGGATAATGTCCGAATCAGCACTCAGGTCAATCTGAGGCACATTCATATTGACCATCAGGTCGAATGTCGCACTGGGGTTAGGCCAGATTGCCACAATACCATCAGTACCGTTGTTCCCATACCATGCGTACCACGCTGGGGCAGCACTGACTACACTACTTGCCATCTGCTCCCGTTGCAGCAGATCACCATAGGCAACCCGACGCACGGGGTGCTTATACCCATTGCTGACGTTGTTGATAAATACATTCTTGAACCGGGTACCCGACCCAGGCACTGTGTACCGGGTAGTACCGGGTGTGAGGGTGATGGGGATAGAGGATGTCAGAGCATCCCAGTCCCATGCTTCCTCAACCTGCTTCTTAGCATCGTTGACGTAGAGGCCAATCATCTTGGAATAGCTGGTCTGAGCCACAGTCGTCACAGGGTCTTCACGCAGTCGCGCTAACACCTCATTGACCATACTCAGGTAACTACCCGATGATGTACTAGATGGAGGGGTTAAAACAATGGTCATGTATTACCTTGAGAACTGAGTAGCCAGCAGATAGATTGCAAGCACGATGAAGGCTAGGCGTAGTGCGTAGGTCATGGGGTTACAGACCGAGCTTTGTAAGATTCACACAAATAGGGCGATTTACTTCAAAGTAACCCGTACCAGAAGCAAAGAAATTCAAATTCACATTTGTTCCTGATGCAATGGTCACTATTTGTTGCAGCGTGTATGAATCCCCGGTTGCCCCACCCTTTTCACCGAACATTGGCTGCAATGAGCCAACAGTTGCTATGCCTGTGAAATAGGTGTTATTTGTCATCGACTGCGAAGCATCAACCCATCGGTATTTGCAGCCTACAAATAACCTATCGCCAGCAGTCCAGCCAAGACTTGCAAGTGACACCGCAGTTGGAGTAAATCCAACGTTAGTGCCTGCTGTGATCGCACAGCGTTGCCATGAGCCAAAATCATTTGCATCGGGTGGCTGTACTGTATAAGTGCCACCTGTTCCGCTTGCAAACCATCCAGTTGCAGGAGGCCCACCAGCAAAAGAAATAGCATTTGAAACAAATCCGCTAGCATCAGCAGCAGTGTCCGTATATGCCAGAAGTGGAGATGCCTGTTCTGCCCCATTCATCACAGCATAGATTGCATCAGCCACCGCATTTTGTGCAACCGTGTTGGGATGAACTGCATCAGCAAAATACCCTGTTGCAAATGCACCGGTAGCTTGCGCCATTAGTGGCCAAACGTCTATGTGAACAATCCCATTAAAACGGCAGTATAGTTTTCGCCAGATATTGTGCTGTACGTACCTGGGGACATTTCCTGCGGTGTTTGTTGGAGGTAATGATAGGTCAATTACTTGAACACCTTTTCCTCTTAAGTACGCCCATATAGCGATTGCATTAGTACGCAAAGTGGCCTCAGCAACGCTCTGAGAGATGTCGTTTACACCGAATTGGGTAATGACAGTTTTTGCACCAGATGCAACTACGGCAGCAAGTCGCGCATAAATCTGGTCTGATCGTTCCCCCGCTACCCCGAAATTACCGCAGTCTACAAATCTGCCACCAGACTTGAACAATAGCTTGTAGTAGTGCGAGTTTCCATTTGCAGTAGCGGCTGTGATGCTGTCACCAACACCAGCGACGAGCATTGTTCGAGTCTGGCGAATATTGAAAGATTCACTGTTCGGCCCCACCAACCCAGTAACGTTGCCACTACCGTCAACCGAGTAAGACGCGACATTGCGCCCTGCAAGCGTCATCGTCGTTGCAGCTACCGTTGTTGAGTTGGTAGTAGTCGCGTTAACAGTCGTTGCAGTCAGCGTAGTAGCACTAATCGCATTCGCATTAGCAGGGTCATCGAGCAGGATATCGGTGATCGTCTGTGTCGAGTACCCACTAGCTGTGATAGATAGGGTGTATCGACCATCAGCAGCGTAGAAGCTAAACGAGCCATTTACATCTGTACCTATAGGGTTTGATGCAGGAGTGGTGCCAGCAGAATCAGAGTAGACACTAGCAAGGGTTGTGGTACCGTAGGTATAGACGGATACCGTAGCACCCGCGATAGGTCGCCCAGTAGGTGAGAGAATAGTATCAAAGTATTTCTGCATTATTTACCCCTGCTATTTCCGATAACTGCACCAGCGGTACCCATGTTACCAAGTTCCTGACCCACTTGGGTGAAGATCAATAGTGCTTTGTTGCGTTCTGACGTGGGTAGTGTGTTCAACATCTCTGTCGCGGTCTTACCGTTACGCATACCCTCAGCAATAGCCTTATAAGTATTCTGATTCAAATACTTGTCAGCATATTCCAAAACCTTATTAACTAGTGCAGCCTTCTGGTTCATCATGTTAGGCAACCGTAGGCGTGAGTCGATGCCTGCAAGGTCACCTGCACCAGCGGTAGCCTGTGATGCGAGGGTCTTGTCACGGATCAGTTGACCCTCGACGTTCTTCACTGCGCCAAACTGGGTCGGAGTCAGAACATCGGAGGTATCACCGAAACGTGCGTCAAGGCCCGACTTTTTCAGTGCTGAACCCTCACCGCGACCCAGTGCGTTGGTGAAGGGGAGTACCCGTTCTTTACCCACTGTATTGTCAAGGGTTTCAGATAGGTTGGTCAGAACCTTGGACTGATTGACTGGTTTGTACAACTCTATAGCATTCTGACGTGCAGCACTATACTCGGGAGAGGATGCAGTCATAGCACCTGTCAACCGAGACTTTATCTCTGTAAGTTCAGCATCCCGCACATTCTGCAAGCTGGAAGGCATCGATGGGTTCTTGAACCGATCGTCAATAGCCATCTTGATAAAATGCAGCCCCTGCATACTCGCAGCAGGGTCTTCAGCAAGACGTTGACGCACTGCTGGAGGGATGTTTGCATTGTTGAGGATCGACTTCTTAGCCTCCTCAACTGCCGCTTTGAACGCTGGTGTCGAGGAGATGTCTTCAAGACCTTGGATAGTGCTGACTTGTCGCGGAGATCTAATCAGTTCTTCAGTTTTCACGGAAGGTACTGACCTAGAACTTACCTTGGAGGTCACATTCTCAGGTTGCGAATAAATAGGCATACCAGCAGAGTCTGTGCCTACCACAGTAGGTTGAATAGGTAGACCCAGTGCATCTTTCTCAGGGGTTATCCGGGTAGCGGATACTGTTCGACTACCTGCACCAGCAGTAGGTGCTGCAACTGGTGGATTAACGTCCGAATGCAACATACCGAAACTATCTCGCCACTGGTACAGAGGAGGTCGCACAGAGGTTTGTAGTGCTGCGAGTCGTGATTGGTCAGCTTTGGCAGCATTACCGTAGTTGACAGTATTACCCACCTTCAAGTTAGTCTCAGCCGTAGCCAGATCAGGAGTCACTCCCGACAGCATCCCCTGACGTGCAGCAGCTTGCTCCTTGGCGAGATCATAATAATACTTACTCTGACCACCCTTGGACTTGGCAAACGCATCCAGCGCAGACCATGATGGCTGGTTCACATCCACTGCTGCCTGACCTGCGGTGATATTAGTCGGTGCACCCGCCAGAGCAGCGCGTACCTGTGGAAGTTGGTCACCTGCTGCTTTACGGGCAATGTCACCCGCAGCCACTTGACCTGACCGACCCGTGAGCCAGTCAATACCCCCACCGATTACCTTACTACCTAGCTTGAACACTGATGGTAATGTGCCACCAAATAGTCCACCGTAGCCAGCACCCTTAGCTGCTTCTTCAGTGTCACCATCTGATGCACCATAACCTACAACACCACCCGTAGCAGCACCCGTGATAGCAGGTGCTACAACTTGGGTAGTAATCTGTGCTGCGCGTGGAGCAGCACGTTCAGCGAGTCGAGCAGCCTCAACAGTCTTGGTGGCATTGGCTACGAATGGGAGTGCCTGAACACCTTTTCCAATAACGCCGCCTACAGCCAGCGCAGCAGGGTCGAGGACTTGACCAAGCATATACCCACCCGACTCCTTGTCGAGTTCCTGAGTAGGCCAGATCTGATCACCCCACTTGGTACCTGCGAATGCCTGCCCGATGATATTTCCTGTACCACGCATCAGGGTTGTCGCACCACCCAGCAGGTTAGCACCCCGAGTAACAGATTCACCCGCATTGAATTTAGGTAGGGTATTAGTTACTACCGCACCGTCATCTATATGGAGCAGTTGCTTCTCGGTAAGACCACCAGCGGGGGGTTTAATCCGTATTGGTTTGTCAGGCGCATCAAGAAATGCATCATGTCGTGTGTCTTCCTGCACCGCATCGGGTGCATCCAAGAAGCTGCTATGGTCTGCCATTAGAACAACCCTCTCGACTTCATATCATCAAGAATTGCATTGGCCTGCGCCTTGGTCAGTTTACCCCCTTGGTATAGCGACTTCACCTGCTGAGGTGTAGTCACACCCGACATAGGTGGTGTGGCTGACTGAGTGGGGGCTGGTTCAGCAGGAGGTGCCATTGTTTGAGTAATAGGACTGGTTGGGGTCAGAGCAGCCTTCTTCTTCAGGCGGTCCAAGCCAGTGCGGATGACACCCATATATTCACGAACGGCATCCTTGAACTCATTCTCACTCTGACTTGTCTGGGCACGTAACAGAGCCTGTGTAGCTTTCTGACCCTCGACATCAGTAATCTGACCACCGCCGCGGAGACTCTTGAAGGCTTGCAGGAATACACCACCCTTGATCTGATCGAACCGTGCGGCAAAGTCAGCCTCCTTAGAGCCTGGAATCTTACTAGCCATAGGGAGTGTAAGACCCACAGCACCCGATAATCCAGGGTGCGCGAGTAACTGGTCCAACTGGCGTAGCTGAACCTCAGCCATTGGTTCAGCGTCAATGAGATCAATTTGAGCACCTGCTGAAGCCTTACCAATCTCCACACCACCTGACTTAGCGGCAGCCACTTTAGCGATAAGTTCTGGTGAATACTCAGCGGGAGTCATTACTGTACCGTCCTGTTTGACTACCTCTGTCCTGCCACCAATGCCTTTCTCAATACGAACAGTAACAGGTTGACCATCAACAATCATGTTCTTAACCGTAACACTATTACTATTACCCCCAGAACCACCTGTTTTCTTGGCATTCAAAGCGGCGATACGGTCTTTGGCAAACTGTACTTCTTCAGGAGTGGAATCTGGATCGGTGACAATATCTACCTGATCTTGGTACTCTTTGGTGTTACCGTATCCAGTGGGTTGATATGCAAGTGCCTTCTTAGCCTGTGCATCTTCCAGTGCCATCTTGGAGTTCTGCATCTTCAGAGCCTGAGAAGCCTGAACATACTTAGCAGCAAGGCCAGGGTTCACATCCTTCAACTGCTGTGCACCAGCCATCAACCCTTCAGGAGTCGAGTGGTTGATACCCTTCTGGAGAATCTGTGTCTGACTAGCTAATTGTTGCTGAGGGTTCACCATCCCCATTGCATTCGCAGCCGCACCGCCCAGCATCCCACCTGCTTGGTACATACCAGCAGCGGCGCGTTGTAGGGGAGACTGGTTAGCATAGGCAGCAGCACCCTGCTGGAGAGCAGTGTTCTGTTGGGCTTGGATCTGGTCAGGCGTGGGTCCAAACAGACCGTCAAGTGCTTCGGTAGCCATTACAGTGCCTTTCCGGTCGTGGGGTCAAACTTATAACCTGCTGTCGCCTGCCCCGCACCGGAGAGCATTGCACCCCAAGGACTATAGGCATTAGCGGGTGCCATTGTAGCGGCTGCGCTGGTCATACCATTTGCCAGTAAGCTACCAGACTGTGCATTGGCAGCGGTAGTCTGACCACCCAGTAACATACCCTGTGTGAGTGCCTGCTGACCCAACCCTTCGATATTCTGGGCACCTGTCAGTGCGGTACCGTAGGGACTATATGCAGCAGATTGCGTACTATACATACCCTTCAACATATCGCCACCTGTGCCCACCATACCCGCGCCAAACTTAGCGTAGTCCATACCACCCTGTGTCGCATTGGCTGCGAGGGTAGTGTCCTGCTGATGGTTGGCATTGAGCAGAGCCTGTAGCTGCGGGTTAGCCGCACCTTGACCGCCGACACCGCCGCCGATAGCGAACCCACCGCGACCCTGAGCCTGCATCTGAGCCTGTAGCGCTGCCATTGAGTCAGCACGACCTGGGGCCAGGATAGCCTGCTGGTCTTGGTAATACTTCGCAGCCTGTGCCGCTGGGTCGGTAGTCAGGTATCCATTACCCAAGGTCATAGCCGACTGTGCAGCCTGCGCCATTGGTGCGGTAGCAGCTTGTGAGCCTGTGAACTGATCTAGCATACCTTGGGAGGCACCCATGATCTGGTTCTGCTGACCCTGTAACACTGGGCTTAAGGCATAACCAGCGCTGTTCAGGTTACCGTTGGAGTCATAACCGAACTGGGATCGTCCGAAGTTGGTCGTGACACCAATGGGTCGGAACTTCGCAGCATCTGCGGCAATCTGTGCTGCACGGATCTGGGCATCGGCTTGGGTCTGTGCGGCACCTTGTGCTGCTCTGGCATTGAGATAGGAGCCTGCCATACCGAGGCTACCTGATACTAGATTGGATGAGTTCGCAGCACCTGTGAGCAGACCACCGCCTGCTGCTGCAGCAGCGCCTGCGCCTGCGGTAGACGCTACTCCTGCACCACCCGCATTAACCACTTCCCATGCAGCACTAGGGGAGTACCCTTGTGCAATCAGTGCCTGTGCAGCACCTTGCTCGGCAGCAGTAGCACCTGTAGCAGCAGAAGATCCACCACCCAATAGTCCCGATGCACCACCTTGACCGAACACACTACCTGTTGAGTTGTAGTTGTTGACACCTGTTCCAACAAGATATGACCCTCCTGCGGCAGCTAATCCCGCACCAATGTCACCAGATTGACCCGCACTATTAGCACCTAGTGCGGCAGCGGTAACTTCAGGAGGAACACCGAAGTAAGCGGCACCTGCAGATACGGCAGCTTGCGCTATGGGGCTAGACGCAACAACCTCTCCCACATGGGATACCGTGTCGGATGTTGACTTAACTGGGTCAGCTAAGAATCCCATTATTTAACCCCTAGATCAAAATACATTCCGTATGTCCTATACACACCCTCGTCAATCTTTCTGACTGTCGCAGGGAAATATGAATACTTAGCTAATTCTGAAATTCTAGGGTTATCGTAATAGGTAACGGCCCGTTCAAATTGGTCAGCAACTGACTTCAGTAAAGAGTTTATCGCATTTGTCAAGTCTTTACCAGACCCAGCATTCATGCAATGAAATTCAATTGTCTTGTCATCCTGTCTGGAGAACCGGATTAATACGTTCTCTGACTCAAATATCTGATTAGCATGGATGAGATCACCCACCAGCTTCAGTGCATACTCTTGGATATACCCACTATCCTGATAGTGTCGGTTGAAATCAGTGACAACAATATGTCTCAGATCACTGGACATATCCCTTAGCCTGCATTTCTTTCAGGTACTTCTCATCCGCTGGGACAAACTGATCACCCTCAATGTGACCCACAAGGTTGCCCTTAGCGTCCAGTACCAAAGTACCATCATCGGAAACAATATAGGGTTTACCATCAACCTGCGCCACACCTGCTTTAACATCGACTGGTTTTCCTTCAACGATCACTTGACCATTGAACTTCCCGTGACTCAGTGCGGGATCTTGTGACTGTTGTGCACCACCCATCATACCCTGCTGTGGGGCTGGTGCTGCCTGGGGAGGCATTTGGTCCATCATACCCATGAGTTACTCCTGAAGGAACGAGGGCATGACACCCTTAGCGGGACGACCTCGTTTGAGGCTCAACACTTCTTTGGGGGTCGCTTGGACCGGGACTGCTTGGATGGCTTCTGCGGCTTGATCATCCTTGACCTCCACATAACCCTCATGCTTACGCAACCCTGCAATATCGTCCTCATTGGTAAAGGATACGAAGTTGCCTGATCGGACACACTTGAAGGTAATTTTGTTCATAATAAAAAGCCCCGGTTAAGGGGCTTCAGTTTACCAGATGGGACGGGCAACCATTACTTTCCAGGTCGAGGTAGCCAGATCCAGTGCAGCAGCACCGTTCAAGTTACTCAAACGGACGGTAACAGTATTGGCAGCAGACACAAAGGCATTGAAGTCAGCGTCAACAGTCTGGTTCACACCAGCGGAGAAGCCAACTACCATATCACCCAGTGCGACACCCGGTACAGTCAAAGTACCTGTGTCTTCAGCGCCAGCAGCGACAGAGTTAGGGTCAATAGTTGCAGTGACAAACCACATTTCACTGAATGCGCCTTGCAACTGCTTATTACCCTGCTCTACGCGAATTGCGGTAGACGTAGTAAAAGCCATGATTTATCCTTATTTACGGTGTTTAGCAGGGGTCATCTGCTTGCGGTCAAAGGCTTCCTCTTTTTTGGAACCCTCTTTACCTTGACGACCAGTTTCCTTGTCACCCTTGGTGGTTTCCCACTTACCTGGGTGGCTGGAGTGCTTTGATGGAACCATTTGATACTCCTAGAAACTAGGGGCCGAAGCCCCTAGATCATTTAGGCCGGGACAACGACTGCCAAGGCAGCATAATCACGTAGCTCTTTCGTACCGTAGATAGTGTCAGAAGTCACCAAAGTACCAAGGTACTCTTGTTTGTACTGAGACTGGGTACGGATGTCTTGCTGGGTAGCCAAAGCCATAGCGTCTTTGTGCAGCATCAAGCAAGCACGGAACTTGGCATCGGTGGGGCTGGAAGTAGACCAGTCAATGGTGTTACCCAGTTCGTCAACGTAGGCTGCACCAGTAGGAGCAGTACCGCTGAAGGTCACAGACTGAGTGGAGGTCACGCTGTTGACATGAATCCAAGGGCAGTTTGTGGAGGTATAGACCTCAACGCCGTACAGGTTACCCAAGCGGCCTGTCTTCAGGGTTTCACCGTCGCCACGGAACGCTTGTTCAGTGAATCGGGCAATACCGCGCAGCACAGCAGCTTCGACTGGAGGGATCACGAATGACAACTCATCGCTGTTCATATCGACATCTTCCAAGCCTTGGATCACCTTACGGATACCAGCGTCGGTCAGAGCCGTGCCGTTACCTGGGGTAGTACCCGAGAAGTTGGTAGAACCGTCGCCACCGATAACAGCCTTCTCATACGAGTTAGTGCCGCCACTGATCGAGCCAGCTTGAAAGCCTGCGCCCAAGAGGTGCAAGTCACGGTCAATACGCTTTGCCAATGCATAACCAGCGTCATCCGTATAGAACTGACGCATGGATTGCAGAGCCTGCATAGCTGCAATATCTTCATACAGCTTGCTGTACTCGAAGTGGCGGTTGATCAGAACCTGAACTTCAGAAGCGGTATCTGCAATCAGTGTGACCTGAGTAGATGCGGCCTTTTGAGAAGCATCGCCGCGCGCTGGCACTGGAATGTGCAGCGTGTCACCCTTTTTGCCCTTGAAGCTGATCTGAGTAACCAAGTTACCGAGAACCAACTTCTGCTTGTAGGCGGCAAGTGTTTCGTCAGACCACAGTTGGGGGATGAATTTAGCACTTGTGGTTAGCGTGCTGTGATTGGTACCGAGACCCATAATTAACTCCTAAGTAGACTTATTTAACCCGACCCTGCGAATAGGCATCCATGATTTCGTCTTGCATAGATGCGTACTTGTTAGGGTCACGCATTTTCAAACGGATGAGGTCAGCGCGTCGATAGACCTTCTTGGTACTCTCTCCAGACCCACCAGTATCCACAGAAGCTGCTCTCAGAGTCTCGCTACGGGCAGTATTATCTACTTCCGTAACCTTCTGCTGACGCACACTACGCAGTTCCTTGTAGGTCGAAAGTAACTCGTTCGCAGCATCAAGATCGTAGTTATCGGCATCAGCAAATAGCTTCTGACGAACCTTACTCGCAGCTACCCAGCTTTTGAACTCAGGGTCAGCCACAACGTTTGTAACGTCAGGGTGCATCTGAGCCAATATCTGTTTATTCTGCACCGCTTGTGTCTGCCGAGCATATTGCTCTGCCGCTAACACTCGCGGATTATTCTCAATCTGTTGACGAATCGCTTCCTGAGGATTCTCAAAAAAATCTACAGGTCTCACTTCCTCGACTTTTGGCTTCGGTGTCAGTTGTGACTTAATCAGTTCATCCGCAAGTTTACGGACCTCATTCACCTCATTCATGGTGCGCCCGACCAGCTTTTCAGCCTCTTGGTGCATCTTGACAACATCGCTGACACTCTTGCCGCGATATTTCTCAGGTAAATCAGATACTGCTTGCTTAGGCTCCTCGATCTGCTGGTTCTCAACAGTCTCAAGTTCACCCATCTCCAAACCGTCATTCACATCTTCAATATCAGCCATACTTCTCTCCGGCCCAAAATGGGTTGTCGGTTACATAAATCCACTGCCTAAGATCAGGTTGTAGTGGTACACAATTGCTTTATATCACAAAAAGGTAAGTAATCAACTTCTTTTTGCCTTTATTCGTGCGTTTTCCTCACGTACTCGCGCCCAGCGTTCCGCAGCACCAGGGAATGCCCCGGTGATACCCTCAAGTCGCACTGTGGGCATACTCATCAACTGCACTGCTTCACCCTGACATTCAGGGCACTCGATAGTACGGAACTCGGTATCAATCATCTTCTCACTGACTGTCCCGCAACTGGAGCAGCAGAAGTCACGTAGTGTTCTCATTGGTCTTCCTTCAGGCGTTCATAGGCTTCTTCACTGACATCCGCAATACTCAGCATCCAGCGCATCATGGATACCTCACCCTTTCGGAAGTCCAGTGAGTGGGTATCCGATACTGAGGATAGGGTATCTGTGGCCCTGAGCATCGCTGCAATATCAGTCATCAGTTCCTTCCAAGGATCTGTACTGCACATACTGAGGCGATCTTCGTAATACCGTTGAAGTGTCACATCCATACTGTTCCATTCCATGACCGTAGGCCGTTAGTTTCCCAAGCTGTACCATTCCAGCGTTTCAATCGGTTTGCTGGCGCAGTACCCACATATTCAGTCCCAGTGGGTCCGTATGCTACCCCAAGGCGTACATCGGATGGGTTAGGCCATACTGCTGAACCACCTGTAGACCATGTAATTGAGGCATTGTTACCAGCGTAGCTATATGCCCCAGTAACTGCATTCAAAACCCGAGTACGAGTGATTATTGCAGCCCTACCTGTGATCGAGTAGCTACCTGCATCAGCAACCAGTGTATATGCCCCAGCTACTGGCGTATAGGTGATTGTTGCTGCTCGACCAGTCTGTGAGTAACTGCCACTAATAGCAGAAATTACCCTAGAGCGTAGTAATGTAGCTACCTGACCCGAGTATGTATAGGTGCCTGCACTTGACGACAGTGACCTAAACCTCAGTATTGAGGCTGACTGACCCGATATGGCATAACTGCCTGCATTAGCAGTCAGGGTGTAGTTTGCAACACCCGGTGTATAAGTGATTGTCGCAGCCTGACCACTTAGAGCGTATGATCCGGCAGACGCAGAGAGCGCCTTGGACCGTAGCAGGGTAGCTGCAACACCAGAGTATGAGTAACTGCCCGCAGAAGCACTCAGTGACTTGCTTCTAAGCAGTGTGGCAGTTTGACCGGATAGGCTGTACGACCCTGAACTTGCATTCAGGGTGTAATTAGTCGGCCCACCACCGCTAGTTAGGGCTAGCAGCAGGGACATTTAGCTTACTCCCAGCTAAAGTCGAACTGGAGTGCGTGGGTGATTACGCCGACCGTGCCGACTGTGCCTTGGTGGTATGTAGCGAGTACAAGGAACTCACCAGGATTCACATAAAGCGGGGTCTGGAATGCACAATACGTCGCCGCGCCGTTGAATACACCAGGCGCATGAGTAGCTGTGTAGTACTGAACAATGGGGAGGTGGACTCGGCGGTGTGCCTTGGTTCCACCAGCAGCGTCAGCAGATGCACCCGTACTAATCAAAGTCAACGCAGTGCCACCGTAGGCAATGTAGAAGTGCTTTTGAAATCCACCCGTAGCAAATGCTGTAGTGACACCCGATGCGATGCTGATACCGTCCACACGGAGGCGACGATTCGGGGCGTATGTAGTACCTGTTGTCACTGGCAGTGCAGGAACCTGAAAACTCATCAGGATTGCATCAGTTGCCAACGCCAGCGTTCCTGTCTCGACGTAGATACCACCAAGCGAGGATAGCGTGGACGTAGCCGTATTAGGTACAGCCGCTGCGGGGCGGGTGATACCTGTAGTGGTGATTGCCTGAATCTGTGTGGTTGTCAGTGTTCCAATCGAGTAAATAGATTCAGCAGCACGGGCAGCAAGCACGTTCAACGTTGTACCGATGTTAGTACCGCCCCGACGCACGTTATAGCGTGACAACTGGAAGTTGGAAGCTA